TATTGAGGGGTGGAAATAAATGAATCTAACGCGCGAATGTCTGGCTTAATATTTACGTGACCAGTTACCCAATAAGCTTCCTCAACTGGACCAGTCCCGAACCGAGAAGTGCCTTCAATTGTAGGGGTCATTTTTTCTGTATCGTTATCATCTAGATATTGAATAGCACGGTTTACATCAACTTGTGATAACTCTGTTATCGCATTGCCGTTAATGCCATTTAAGCAAGAAATCTGCGGTACAGAAGCTGCCCAAACATCGCGAGTAACCTTATCTAGCATAGTATGCATGCACTGTGAAAGGTTATCAGCTGTTTCGTTTGCTGTATCATCTTCAACGACAAGAAGCACTTTACGGCCAAGCAATACGACTTTGCCAAATTCTTGGACAGTTACGTTAACATCAAACTTTTGTACTTGCTCTGGTGCAGGATCTGCATCTTGAGACAAAACAACTGGATCAGAATTTAGATTCTCTTGCCTTCTAAACGCCACCGTATCAGTGTTCTTTTGTGGGAGTGTAAATGCTCGACCAAAAAGATTGTGCACATTTCTAGGCTTAGATCTTTGCAATAATGCGCGATGCGCCCAACGATCGGCCATTGAGCCGTAACCGCTTGTAGTAGTAATAGACATTAGTCCCCCTATGCCTACCTGCGCTTTTGCTGTTTCCTCCAGGCATTAAAATCAGAATCTGACATATTCATTACATCAACAGCTTGATTAAGAGCCGCGATTTTTGGAATGCCACCCGGTGAATTCGGAGCCTCTTTTTTTGGTTGAGGGTTACGAATCTGCGCTTGCTGCTTAGGTGTTAATGCATCCATTAATGTATATGCCTCTTCGTATCTATTCGTTGCCTCGTTTATAGCACTAGCGAGATTAGGTCTTTGTTTTAAAAATTCCGGTAAAAGCTCTCGAACTTTCTCGAACTTTTCCATGTTATTTTTTATCCACATCTTTTCTTCAAATGCCCTCATAGCTTCTTGCTGAGCATTTAAAAGGTCTGCTTTAGTTGCGGATTCATACCTTGAATTATCTTCTTCTTCGGGCTGTGATTGGGCTGCTTGCTGCTGCCTTCTTCTCTCCCAATTCAATTCAGCTTCAAGCTCCTGCCTTTTTTTTCGCTCTTTCTGTAATGCAGAAAGTGGAACTTGAACAGTTTCTTGAGGGGCTTCTTGAATTTCTTGAACAATTTCTGCTTGTTCAACATCCATTTCAGCAATTTCTTGAGGTTCGGTGTCCTCTGTCATACTTTTCTCCCGTTAAACGTGAAATAGCCTTTCACGATGGCATTGCGCCTTTTGTCTGTAGGTAGGCGACACCTTTTTTATTAAATTCAACTTTTAACTTTTCACCTTTTTTCTTTGGTGCTACCATCCATAGTAACTCACATATACCCCTTGTGTTATTCACCCAGAAAACGAATGAATTTGAAAGAAACGGGGGAAGCTTCTTAGTTACTTTTGGTGGTTCAATATTAAAATTTGAGGGATCAAAACTGTCAAACTTGGCATGTAATGTAAAATAGTATGTCCCTTGTATATGGCTCATTTGACTAGTAACTTTCTCGACGTAGTCGTCAATAACTTTTTTTAAAGCTTGCTTTTCGTCGACAAATTTACGAGGCAAAAGTAGTCCGCTATTTGGACATTCTAATACATCTGATCTAATCATTAATTAAACCTCAGCCACTTTTTAACAATTCTGTATCTATCAATCGCTCTTTCTGCAATGAATTCTATAGCATTGAATTTTCCAACCCAGTAATCATGCCCATCCGATAGCAATAAATTGCAATCAACAGGAATGTGTTCTTTTTCATCTGGTTTGTACTCATTCATTACATACCACTCATGCCACGAAGGCTTTCGCCTCTTGAATGCTGCTGTTGTAGCAATTTGTTTGCTTTCTTTTGATCTGCATTCATTCCAGGGCCACATTCTGGCTTAACCTGCGATGCTTGCTTCATAGGGTTTTTTGAATAACTGCACATTCCTTTGCCGTTATCCATAAATTTTCCTTTACTTTCGCCTTTATACATTTTTAACCTCCTTGCTGCTCATCTTGCATTATGTTTTGACTACGTAATTGCTGTTCTAGCATGTCTTGAACTTGACCTAAATTTTGGTCTTGCTCGACATCATTATTAATTGTTTGAGCCTGTAAACTCACCTGCTCTTTTTGAGCTTCACGCCCTAATGCTTCTTGCTGCTCAAGCTGATTTACAAATTCAAGCACTCTCAAAATTCTATTTTCATTTAGATTAGCTATTTCAGTGATTGCCCTAGCTCGATCCAATGCCGCTTGCGCTATATTTTGCTGAGCTTCTGATTCTCTTTCGTCTTTTAGTGCTAGATTACTGATCGTTCTAGAATTGCGTTCTTTAGCGAGTCCAAGCTTCTCTTCTTTTGTAGCGTCAAGAAGTTGCATTTGTTTTTGCACAAGCTCTTGCTGTTGTGCTTGCGCCTGTGCTTGCATTTTGTCGCTTTCTTCAATCGATTTTTGTAAATCTGTCAGTCCTGACATTGATAATGCATTTACAATTGCTGCTTGTGGTACATCTACGATTCCATCACGCTTAAGATTTACTAACTCATAATAATAAGCGTCTCGCTGAGATTTAGACCTAATTCCCTCTTTAACGATCGCGTCATATTGTTCAAATTCTTTTTCATAGAATTGATCTGTAGGTTTTTCTCCGAGAATGCGTTCAATTTTACCTGGGGAGTAGTTAGATTGAATCGATTTTAGGATAATACCGCCAAGAACTAGCTGAGCCGTCTCAATGTTATCCATAATTTTACGGTTTCCACGGAGTCCTTGAGCTATCCTTTGCTCTGCTGCGCGACCTGAAATTTGCAATCCTGTTTTATCATCGATACCAAGAACCGATTCCGTTACGTTAGATAGCGTAAGAGTTAATTTATCGAGAATTTCTTGATATTGAATTAGCGCAGGATTAGCACCGCCACCCTGTAACTGCTGAACAGAATCAAGTCCTTGTGGGGCATTTTCGGGATCAATTCCTATAATTCTTCCCTGTCCAGACTGCTGTAAATCCTGTGGATCTGCTACAGATCCTATCAAATATTTAAATCCTGTTGATATCTCAGAGTCCATCATATCGATGATTTTCATATGCCTTTTAATAAACTGTCGTTGCGCTGACCAATTACATGACGCGATTCCCTGAATACGCTGTGAAGGAATCCAGATTGACGGCTCTAAATAGCAAATGTTCGGTACAAACGGGTATGTTTGATCAACACCAGTCTTATCTGGTCCTACATACAAACATTCACCGTTTAGCATTATGTGTAGATCAACAAAAGGCCTATCAACTGTGCGAATTTCTACAGCAGGAATATCATTTTCATTGATGCCTAAAATATCTGCATCTTTTCGCATATCATCGAAACGCTTAAGCCCAATTTTTAGCTTTTGCATTTCTTCGCGAGGAATATCAGTAATATCACGATAAAATGAACTCCTCATATCGACTAAAAATTTACGCTTTTTAGTCACTCGCTTGTAATATTGATCATATGCAATTAACGACCGCTTACATGAGAATGTTGTAAATTGAGGGTGATACTGCATAAATTTGTCATCGCGATATGACATAGCTAAATTATCAATATCTTCGGGCGGAATAAACGGCAAAAGCTGCTTTGCATATTGCTTATCAATCAGATCTCGAGTAATTGCAAACGAACAGTCGCTTAGATCGATAGACTCAAATGTGGGATCAAGATAAAACGAATTGTATGTGCGTTTGAAAAAACTTATGTCGCCATTAATAAAATCGCGCGAATAGTCCATTTGAATTCCACACAAACTAATCCCACTTTTGAATGCCTCATCAGCAGAATCAAGAAATGTCGGAAAACCTTTACCTTTTTCCCAGATATAATATGACAGTTTTGTGAGCTGATCGGCTGTTGCTTGATCGGAGCCTTCGACGGGCCCATAAATGATCTCGTTTATATTGTCACGTAGATAACCAGAAAAGAACTGAAGGGGACG